ACTATTGTTCGGTGATCTTCTCTATAACGTGATTCAGTATCTTTATTGTATTCATGACCTAAATTTTTATCTTGACCTGATCTTAAAGCACTATCGATTAATGATCTTATTGAATCATAATCTCCAGCATTTAAAAAGTCAACACTTGTTAATAATGCTTTTTTTAATTGTTGGTTTTTACAGAAATTTGAAAATTCTTCCTCAACATATTTTAAATCATCGTCTGATGATTTGTAAGCTTCTCTTAATTGTTCTTTAATTGAAAGTTGTAAAACCTCATTATCAATTTTTTTAAGCTCTACTTTTAAAACATCCATTGTAGGACAAGTGTGATATTTGTTGAAATATTTTAATATTTCTTTAATAACCCATTTGTGAGCTTGGTTTGTAAAGTATTCTTCACTTAACACATCTTGAATATTTAATAAAAATTCTTTATGTGTTAAAAGAGATGATAATACTTTGATTTGGAAATTTATTCCATATTTGTCTAGAGATCCTAATGTCAAAACTTTTATTATTTAATTGTTAATGTTTTTAATATATAATCTATTTTTTATATTCCCAAATATAACCATATATAGATTTTCTTTTTCCGCTACATACTTCTGTAATAGCTGCTCCTGTTTTTTTATTTAAAAAGATAGCTGCTTCTAAAACAGAATCCCACTCTTTTATAAAATTTTTTTGTTTGTCGTATTGCATAACTTTTTTTCTTCTATTTGTATTTCCTTGTAATTTTTGACTTTGATTTTCTTTAAAATCTTTGGTTCTTGTTTTACCAATTAATGATTCTCCAATTTTTTTCTTCCATTCTTCATTATACATTTTATGTCCTTTTCTATTTTCAGACATACGTTTTTTTGTTTCTTCAGAACGAATTTTACCTGTTTGATATTCTCTAATCTTTTGTTTTCCTTGTTCTGTTTGCCCTGAATTACCAAATGCTTTATTTGTTTTATTATAAAATAATGGGTTTGTTTCTACTTGATAAAAATTTAACCACCATTCTTCTCGTTTCCAAAGTTCTTCTTTTGATGTACATTTTTCTAATATAATTTTTTCAAAATTATTTTTACCATATTCTTTAATAGCTTCTTTTATATAAATACCACTTCCTAAGTAATTAGGATTATTATTAATATCTTTACCTATATATTGTTTTCCATTAATTAAATTTTTAGTTAAATATATTACCATATTGTTTTTATAATAAATATTATGGAATGAATTAAAGGTCATATTTTTTAGCGAAACTGTTTAGTGTTTGGTATGTAGTATTAAGTACATATTCTGTGTTTTTAATCATGTGGCTTAATCCATCTTCATTGTATAGTTTCATAAAATCTTTAGTATTAAGAGGTGTTAACGGTTCAAATACAACCTCTTCAATATAATCTTTTTCTACATCATTCATTAATGGATTATGTAAATCCATAATCAAGTAATTATTTTCTAATTTATCTATTTCATCAACTACTCTAGCATAAACAATATGCTCTTTAAACTTAGCACATGAAATATCATAAATGTCTTGTAATGTACAAGGACGTTCTGCTAATTCAGGAAATTTTTTCAATAGTCCTTTTTCACCTAATCCTTTTATACCTTCTACTTTATCTGATTTATCTCCTAACAATGTTTTATATAATATAAAATTCTCAGTTAATACTCCAAAGCTATGTTTAACTAAAGTTTTAGTATAGAAATCTTTTTCTGTAGGTCTATATACTGTAATTTTATCCGTTATAAGTTGAATAAAATCTTTGTCATTGGATACTATGAAAACCTGAGAATCGTGCTTATTAGACATTATATTGCTTAAATAGGCGATAACATCATCGGCTTCCACCTTATCTAAACTTATAGTTTTAACAGGTAAACATTTTAAATAATGTATTAATCTTACTATTTGATCTATTTTAGCATCGTGTTCTTCTTCTAATGATTCAAAAGAATCCCAGTTAGTTATTCTAACTAAATTACGTCCTGATTTGTATTCAGGTAGTAAGTTCTTCCGATTTACGGAAGAACCTACCCCATCAAATACAACGTACACAGACGTTGGTTTAATTGTAGTAATTAAGGAATTTAATGAACGTAAAAAACCACCTAAACCACCAACATGAACTCCTGCTTGATTAGTAAAATTCATCATTGCAAAGTTTCTAAAAAATAGATTTAAACCATCTATTAATAATACTCTTTCATGAGGATTAGTTTCTACTGATTGTTCTGGTTCTGGGGCGTCGTTTAGTAATTTTAATAACTCGTTCTTATTCATATTATTCGGCTTCTAGGTTTTCTAGTAATTCAGTAATGTCGGCTTTTTCTTCCCATTCACTGTTATCTTCAGTAATCCCATATTCACCTTCACCAAGTATACTAACCCACTCATTAGCGTGTTCTTTTTTATACCTGTTAATAATATTAGTATCATCTTTAATAAAACCATGAACTGTACTTACAATAGTACCTGTTGTTGTAATACCATTAATGTGGTTTTTATCACAAGCAATTTTAGTACGTAAAGCAAATTCAACTTTTTTCTTATCTTTAGTAGCATTTAATTTAGATGTACCAGCGTTTGTGATATTACCAAATGTTAATACTAATGAAGCATCATAATAGAACGTGTCTCCACCTTTGTTAGTCATTTTTGGACGAGCCATAGGACCTTCTGCTGGTGCAACACCTGTTTTGTTTACAATGAACAATGAATTTGTGTATTGGTGAGTTTCTTTTCTAGACATTACAATTTGTTGGTTAATAAAATTACCAAATTGTGTTGCAATAGCACCTGCGTTCCACATCGGGTTGTTTTTACCTTGATCTAAACTCATTTGGCAAGGAATTGATCCTACTGAATCCCAAATAAAGAATAAATCGTAAGGTAAATTACCTTTCTTTTGTTCGTTGATTAGATCAATAATAAAAGCAGCAATATCTTCAATTGAATTTAATGTACTTCTATCACGATAAATAAAGAAACCGTTGTGATCTAAAATCTCTCCGGTTGATTCGTCAACAACGTCTTCCATCTCGAATCCCATTGTTTTCCAGTGCTTCCAATCATGCTTCATCTCAGTAATAATAAGCACCGGTAAAACGCCCATTTTTTGGGCGCTTACCGCTACTTCGATTGCTGTTGTTGATTTACCAGTATTACTTTTACCTCTAACCATTGAAATATGGCCTAAGGGAATACCGGGAATTGATAAAGCTTCTTGTAAGGCAGTGGAAAAAGGAACCCATCGTTGTTCTTTAAACTTAACGTTGCCGTTAAGCATTTTTTTCTCCTTGAATGAATCAAGGTTAAAATTGGCTTTAATCTCTTTAGAGACCGCTGCCGTTAGCGATTCGCTTCTTTTTACTTTTGCCATAACTTGTTAATTAATTAAAATGGTAAATCGTCTGATTCAGTCTCGTCATCAAATAATGAATCAAATTTTTCTGCTTTAGATGCTGCTTTTGGCGGCATTGGTTGTTTTAAAGCATAGTTTTTAGCCGGAGCTTCTACTAATTCTGCTTCAACTACTTCTTCTTCTTCAGCACTAATTTCTTCTTCATTTTCTTCTGGTGTTAACCATGTTTGTAAAGTGTTTTTCAAAGTCTCATAATCCAATTTACGTTGAACCTCTAAAATAGAAGGTTGTTCAGTTAAAAATGTTTGAATTTGAGCTGCATCTTTACTTACAGGAGATGTTTTAGGTTTAATTCTGATTGATGATTTCAAACCTTGACGTCCACCTACATCACCTTTAACTACATCGACTGTGAAGTCTCTGCCTTCGTTAATGTCTGTGTAATCACCGTAATCTTCATCTTCAGCAATTCCTAACAACTGCATGTAGATTTCTTTTCCGAATTCCCAAAGCCTAACGCCTTGTTCTTCTTCACCACGCACAATTACTGGTGCGAAAATTCTCATTTTAGGGTCTAGTTTTTTAGCTAATACCCAATTTTCTTTGTCATTTGTAGTACGCAATTTTGCTGCGAATTCTACGATTGGGTCTTTTTCACCCCAGTTGGTTAGAGCGTAAATCGGAAATTTAGAGATTCCATAATGAACAAAAACCTCTTGAAAAGGGTTTTTAGGATTGTTTTTTGAAGGTACAATTCTAATTTGATACTTACCTTCTTGTTTTGGTTTCCAGTAAACTTTTGTGTAATCGATTTTTTCTTTCTTGCCTGTGTTTTGATTCGACTGTAATGAATTTAGTCGTTGTTTAATTGCATTGATATCCATGATTTGTTTGTTTGTTTAATATAGGAAATATAAGAACTTGAGTTTGAGACACCAAACTATAGTGAAATTTTTATAAAGAATTAATAACTTTTTATTCCAT